TAATCTGTTAAATCTTCCGGCCGTATGTAACACCTGCAGTCGGGATGCAAAGGCGGAGCTTCCACATCGGAATATGAGATGTCGAACGTCGACCCGTCCGAGCCTTGCGCGGTGTCACCCATGTTGAAGAAGTTGTCGTCGATGCTTATAACCTTTCCGTCCATCGGAGCGCACAGCGAGCAGACAAGACTGTCTTCCGCCGTGTACCACTTCACCGTCTTCACGACGCCCGATTGCTTCCATGCTTCTTTAGTCGCAAGGTTGGCGGTACGGAATGCTTCCGTGCGCGCCACCATTTCCGCGCGCGTCTCGTCACTGAAGTCGTAGATTTCCGATACGGTGTTTTTTAGATCGCGTATCGACAAACCGTCGCGTATTCCCTGATCGAGTTTGTCTTTGAGAAGATTGAGTGTCGTCTCGTTGTAGCTTCTGGACATGAGTGCAATTGCTTCATCAAGAATGCTTGTCTGAAGAGCGGAACCATTGAAGCCCACGAGACTTCCGGCAATCGCTCCTTCTTTAAGAAAGAGATCGGTCAGCGGAAGCTTGGTTAGATTAATGGTGATTCCAATTTCATCGCTGAGGTCAAAGAGCGTATCTTTCGCCACTCCTTTCGCGCGACGAATAGCTTTGATCGCTTCGTCGAGATTTCTGATGACACGTTCTTCTTGTCCGCGATTAAGCGTGCGAATCGAATCGGCTACGAGCTTCACATACGGCTCGACTCTCGATTCAAACGAGCGGTACAAAATCGACCAATCACGATCAGTCAGACTGCGAACATTCTTCTGCAAAATATCCTTTTTCTGTTTTTGAAATTCCTGAAGAGTCGCAGTCATTTTCTCTGTGAATGCTTCAGTGAGTCCTTGGCGCATCTTTGCCGCTTTTGCGTATCTAACTGACGGATATCCGCTTCCGGTCCCAATCAGATGTTTCTTACGTTTAGCTTTTTGGTTATTCTTATCGTCCTGTTTTGAAGATGCCGAATCGGTGGCAAGAGGCTGCATTGTTATTGGATAGAGCAGACTGTCGGCTCCTTCCGCTGGCTCATAACTGAAGTAACGCTCTCGCTGTTCGTTCGGAGTAAGCACGCCGGTTGCCGCCGACATTTCTTTTACTTTTAGTTCAGTGTTTTCCGGCACGGGATCTTCAAAATCAAGGAAGAGATTCTCACCGTAGAGCGGTACGAGAAATTCATTCAGATACGACACGATGAGTTGCATTTTCGGTTTTATGGTTCGTAAGGCAAAAATATAGTTTGTTGCTTCGGCATTTGATCTGTTCACGTCGTCGGTAATACCAAGAACGGTACGAGGCACACGAAAGCCGGCGAGAATGCGATCACGCATTGTCAGCATAAGATTGTTGAAGTCCATATCTTTTTGGTTTTCGCTTCCATGCGAATACCTTGTTCCCTTAGGAAGTACGAGTGTTTTGTACGCGTTGTCGTAACTTCTATGAATCGCGTCAAAAGATTGTTGTAGATGCTGAACCTGCGCGTCAGTGCGCGCATTATCGCTTTCAACAATGCCACCGATGCGCGCACCATTTACGAAAAATTTGCGATTGAATTCCATCGCGTAGTTATCGGCGTCGATCCATAATGGAATTGATTGAGCTGTTCCGATGCCTTCGTGCAGATCGCTCGGATCCGGATATTTCAAATGGAGAACCTGAGATGGATCAAACTCATATCGTTTACCGTGACTCGTGTATTCGTATTTAGTGATTCTGCTTGGGAACTGATTGTGATTTACAATTATTCGGACACCCGACGGATTCAAAGGATAGAGAGCTTTCGGCTTCCCTTTTGCTTTTCCATCCTGTCCAACCGTCACTCCGTCCATCACCGCATAAAAATTTCCGGTAAGTTCGAGATGCGAGCCGATAAGATATTTCAATTCGTAGCCGGTCTGCGTATCGGAAACGCCATGCAAAAGATCAAGTATTTCGTGATCGAAAACTTCTACCGCTTCGTCGCCGTCCATTTTGAAAAGACGCCAGCGCATGTTAGCGATTTCTTCGGCGATGGCGCGGATGCATGCATACACCCAACCGTTGTAAACCGCCATTGCTTTTGCGGGAGAAACTCGTTTTGAAGAAGCCCAGATGGCAAACGGATCACCACCAAACGAATCCATCAAACCGACACCTGAGACACCTTTGCCGATAATTCTATTGAAAAATTTTTGTATGATGTTTGGCATATATAAATAAAAAAGAGACGGCACGACATTGTTGTCGTACCGCCCCTTTGGTTTTTCCATTTGGGACGCCGAGTGATAAACTCGGGGCGATCTTTTAAATCGCTTTTATTTGTATGTATATATATTCTAGCGGGCCAGAATGGGACCGTACAGGGGCCGGAGATGTGGAAAACTCATAATGCTACGACCTCAAAATCTGTCATGTCGTCTTTGGCATTTTGGAGCATTTCCATGTTTGTTTGATTATTTCCCGCATTGATTCCCGTCCTTTTGATTTCGTACCGCGTTATTCGCCCAGCGCTTACGCAAAGGACAAGCTCGCCGTATTCCATCTTCTTGATCTGGTTAAAAAGATGCAGTAAATTTTCCTGCTCTGCGGTAATGAGTGCTTGTTTTCTTGGTGGTGGGTTTTGTGATTGATTCATATTGCTATAACTTCTTCCATACGCAGTCCTTGATTGACCAAGCCGAGGATTAAATACACGAGCGCGTCTACCAAATCGTCATGTTGCTCGACACCGAATCCGAGAAGCTGAATGAGTAAATCCTCGCATCCGTTTCTCGGAAATCGTATCGTTCCATTTTTTATGTAAATTGCGGCAACTCTCAATCTCGCTCGCTTATCATGCATCGGTTGCATGCGCTCAACGGCAAGACCTTCGCGTTCCATTTCGTCATTCGCCGCTTTTTGATAAGCCACTTCTTCCGCAAAGATGACGTGATTGCCACCGAAGCTCTGATGCAATGCGAGCGCAGTTTGTACTGTTTCGCGCATGTCGATACGACTGTTCACGGGGTTCGGATGAATATCTATGTACGGATGTTCTTCTTCGTAGATGAGCGCTCCGGAAACCATTGAGGGATAGTCAGCCGTTTCTTTTTTACTGATCGCATAATCCACGCCGGTGCCGTACATTGATACATTCTCGGTTTTCGGCATATATTCGTAGTAATGAAGATCTTCTGCTGTTACTTCCTGTCCTTCATCTGGCGTAACCTTGAGGCAATACTCGCGCAAGTATGCGCTTGCTTTTACCGAGTTAAGTAATCGGTCCAATGCTTTCTGGTCTGGATACTTTGCTTTCCACGTGATCGTACCGTCGTCTCGTACAAGTGGATATTCCAAGTGCTTGAAACTCGTATCTTTTTTCAAGCGAGACATGAGCGCGTCCATATGAAGCTGGCTGCCGATGACAATGACGCGTCCTGTTTGCTCATCCACAGCGGGCAACACTTCGCCTCGGAGCCATCGCTCCGTCTTTTCACGATTTTCTTTTGTACGCACCCATTCTAAATCTTCGGGGTCGTCCACGACGACAAGCTTCGGACGATCTTCCTTGTGTCTCAACCCTCGGATCTTCTGGCCGCGCGACAGAGCGATGATACGAACGCCGTTTGACAGGAGCATGTTTTTTGCCTGCCATTCCTTTCCACCCTCAAGGCTAAACTTTTCTCCGATATCCCCTGCAACTTTTCCGTAGTCTTGGCGTATGAGCGCATTTTCTTCAAGCTCTTTTTTAATATTGGCGATGTTCATCCCCGCCTGATTGGTTGTGTCTGCCACGGAAATAATGAACGAATAGAGCTTGGGATATTCAAGCGCCGCCCACAACGGCAACGCAAGCGATCCGAATGTCGACTTGGCGCTTCCGCGAAATCCAAGCACCTCAATCATTCGCTCCTTGTGATCGCCGAGAACGCCGAGCAGTTCATTGTGAAAATCCGCGGGCGGAAATTTCAAATAATGCGACAAATAAATAAGGAAAAAACCCTTGAGCGTTTTTGCCATGGCTCGTCTTGTTTCGTAATCGTCATAGAAGTTGTCGTTCGATGGAACTGTATCTTTATTTTTCATCTTTGTTTTCATTGTTATATTCGCCAGGAAGAATTATTCCGTAATCGACCAACCCTTTATGTATCGATTTTCGAGTTTTGTCGTCCATAGGCTTGTTTCTCATTTCTACTTCTGACACTTCTTCGTCTTTGGAAAAAACTCCGGCGGTCATTTCTGCACCGAAAATGGCGACATCAAGTTTGACTATTTCTTTGAAGGCGAGCATGCGCTCGCGAGTACTTGGCGGAGGAACACCTTCTTTTTTCATTTCATCGGTGTAGAAGGCAATCCGTACAAATTGCTCGTAGGCTAAGCGATAGTGCTCTTTCATTTGTGCGACACGTTCCGAGATTTTTTGCCGGTCTACTTCCTCAATGGATTGCCGGTGGGCTTTATCACGCATTTTTTCCACGTAGCGCCAATCGAGAGGAGTGTTGTTTGACGTGCGATACCCTTTTTCAAAAAGGGCGTCTTGCAGTCGCACAATGGAAATCAACGGGTCAATTAATATTGCGTCCCGTATGGCTCGTTTGATTTTTTCCTCCTGAATACGTGACTTTCTCATTTCTTTACTGTCTTTTGGCGTATTTGATAGCCAGTCGCATTTTGTGCTTGAGCTGGTCTACTTTCAACCAGTTCTTCTCATCTCGATAGATTTTAATCAGGTGCTGAAAATGTCGAATTTCGCGGTTGATGTTATTTCTCATTAAGGTTTACTCTGGGTTATTCCTATAAAAGCCTTATTTTCCAAGGAGCAGCAGTGCTATTTTGCGGACCACATTGACTGTAACAGCGTTTCCAAGCGTCTTATAACGCTGAGTATCGCTCACTTCCGTAGTCCAATCGTCTGGGAATCCTTGCAGGCGTTCGCATTCCTTGGGAGTAAGCCTGCGAATCCTTGTTTGATTGAGAAGCAGGTTGTCTTTTTGGACGCTTGTC